TTTTTTCCTTTTCTTTTTTCGTCAGCAAGCTTTCGATTTTCAATCGCAGATTTAAGTTGAAATTGTGAAGATACTCCATAACGCTCAGTTAAAGTGTTCACTGCTTTAGCATAGATCTCCTTTCCATTTTCTAAGTAAGATTTTTTTCTAGCACAGCTTACACTACAAGTTTCACGATATCCTCTTGAATAGCCTAAAAAACGTGTTTTATTACCACAGATATCACACTTTTTAGGAGAATCTAATTTATTAATGTAAAGAAATACTTTTTCTTGTATTGAGATGTCTGAATAAAGACTTTCTAACCAACTTAGTTCACCACGCTTCAAGGCTTGACCTATCAATGTAAATTTACTATTAGCAGATTTAGTTGATAATAAAAGCTGATCTAATTGATCTTGATTCATGGGTTATTTTCTCTAATCAGTTGATTATAATTATTTATAAATTTTAGACAAAATAAATCCGCTTAACGTGAATTCACGTTAAGCGGATAGTCTGTAATTAACCGTTGATCAAACCACCGATTGCTGAACCAGTAACAGCTGGAATCAAGATCTGACGCGCATGATCATAACGCATCGTCAGGTTAATAGTCATTTTTTCACCGGTTGAATAATCTAAATCACCCCAATCAACTGATTGTAAGAAGCACCCTTCATACTTCCAAGATTCAACTACAGCTTCATTACCATCAAGCATCTCAAGCGTCATTCCAAACTTATATGTAAAAGCAGTAGCTTCTGTATTCAGCCAAGGACCAGTAGCACCGATCAAGCGTTGTTGTCTTTCAAGTTGTGTTTGAATTGCATGTGATGCGCGGTTAGTAACGTCATCTTCAATTGTCAATGTGCAAGGTTCAAATGTATGTTTACCGGCCACATAAACTCTTGAGTTGTAACGATCAAGTTGGACTTCTTCATAAGACATGCTAGGACGAGTTGCAGTGATAACTTGAAGTGATAGATCGTTTGGAACCCCTGCATGAGATCCTAAAACTCCACCTAGGCCGCTAAATAAAGCACGCCATCTATTTTTATGCTTTGGATGCAAAATACCATTGCCGATCCCAGCAATACCTACTTGTGAAAGTGTTGCCATAAAATTCTCCTAAGGTTCCTATAAAGTTCTAATTTATTTTATTTATCAAAATCTTCAAAATTTAAGGTAACTGTGTTAAGTTCGTTGGAGTCCCACTTGGTGTAGGTGAGACAGGGTCTCCAGGCGTGATTTCAATACCCACTGCAGTTACCCTGCTTGATACAAGATTCGGATCTACTGGAGTCACTGCAACATCAGAAGTAATTATCATTTCAGAGTAAGGGTTCATAAACGGTACAAGATCTCCGTTCTGATCAATTTCATCAAGAGACAGACCGTCAATGTCACCGATTCTAATGCTAATCATCTTGATCAAGTCAGTTCTGATTTCAGCTGGTGGTGACAACCAAACAGGTAAATCAAAACTTAAAGTCCACATGATCTCACGACGATCTCCGCTCAATGGATAATTTTCTTCATTGTTGAGTGAGGTTAATGTTAGCTTTGAGATCTTTGTCCAATCAAAAGCAGAATCATTGAACTGTAACTGCAAATCATAGTCAAATAAGATCAAGATCTGTTCTAAGATTTGATAAAGTTGATCAGTATTTGACGCGATGATCGCAAGATCCATGATCATATTGTAAGGAATCGGCATCACTCGACGAATCATCTTTACATCATCTGGAAATACTCCACCCTGCTCTAGATAAGTTCGACGATCAGTTTGATTTACACCGTGCATTCGTTCAGGTGCAAGTTCTAACGCGGTCATGTAACATGACATCATCGGTACAGTATGTAGCTTATTTTGGGTGTTTGATGAAGCCAGCGCTGCAACTACTCGATCTGTAGAGCCATACCTGATCGGAACGTCAAGGGTGATGATATTTCCGCTAGCATCTTTACCTGTAGTAACTTGCAACCCTGTAAAGATGTTTGCAAATCCAATGATATACTTTTTAATCTGTTGATCGTACCAATAATGTCTAATCATCTTGTGGGTTCTTTATAGTTTACTATCAAGTGAAGTTTTAGTAGACGATGACAAGATTGCAGCCATCGTTTTCTTATGTGATTCAGGGGCGCTTCGAGTATTAACTTCAATCACTTTCCAACGCTGTAAGTTAGCAAACCAGCGTAACAGACGTTCAGGAGGACGAAGAGATGCAACAATGTTCGTGTACGTTTGACGGTGATAGTGTCCATCAAGAATTGTCTTAGGATCAGGTAAAGCATCACCGATCGTAAACGGCTCACCGTTAGGTGGAATCGCATCTTGAGCGTATAGATCTTTACCGTCATAATTACCAGCTGGACCGATCAAGGGTTTACCTGACTGAATGTCTTGTGGGTCTTCACCCGTCTGAGGTACAAGATCAGCAGAGATCTGAGTGATCGCTTCAGTAGATTCATATGCTTGTTGGTTTTGCAAGAGATCTGACAGTAAGAAGTCTGAGTCAGATTGTTCTGCATTAACCTGTCCAGGAACACCCAGGAGATCCTTATGTTCAACTGAAGGTAGTATCGGTTGAGCATAGAATCTAAAGAGGTTGGGTTTCCAGTTTTGAGTGTAACCCTCAGTGCTCCAACCAGTGTCGTTTACTTCAAGCCACTTTCGTATAGGTTTTAAGTTTGTATCATACTGAACTTCACCTGGGAGCTCAACAATGTCACCTACTACTACAGGACGACCGAGTAATAGAACCATGTCAGCAAAGCTACAGGTGAAGATATACGTTTGAGGTAATGAAATTCCAAACCTTGCAAGTTCTGATTGAACGTCAAGAAGATCATAAGTGCACTTAAGCATGATTGAAGATCTACAGTAAGCTCGATCACGATTTTCTAATAAGACAAAATCTTCAATATTATCTAGAGATAGCTGAGTTGATTCTAAGAAGTGAAGCTCAACAACTTCCCAAGGAGAATTTGACGTTACCCCAGCAAAGAAGGTAGGAACCACTCTCCACTTGTTATAAGCTGCAGTAGATCTAACTCCGATCGTAACTAATTGATCTGTGTTTGGAAGATTTGCAACGTCAATACGATGCCACGTATCTCCGTCATCAGAAGCTTCTATCCTGACCTGTAATGCTCTAGTCGTAGGATCACTGCCTTGTTTAATTTTTACGGTAGCAATATTATGTCGTACTGGAGCCCCAGGTTGATAGCGTTCTTGTGGAACCCCGATCTTATCCCATGCCTTCTTTGTTCCAAAGTCATATCCCAAAAAAGCTGGAGTTGACGTTACTGCTGTGCCCGTTTGGATCGATCTCCAGCTTTCTGGATTGACATTAAAACCGTCAAGAGCATTATATCCTGAGGGAGTTCCTGAGCTTAACGGATAACCAGCTCCAGGTTGATCTAGTGTTGATCCTTGGTTGTGCACCCCCAACAGTGGGAAGATATTGACAGCACCCCCAGCATACTGTAGAGTTTCAGCCATCAATCCAGCAATGTAATTAGACTCAATCTCAGCACAAGTTGAGGTCGAGTAATCAAGAGTTCCACGACAATATTCTGGAGGGACGTACGTGTTATTTTGTACGTTTTTGTTTGTCAAGACTCCGTTAAACGCAAACATAGGATTAGGTGGTTGTGAAGAATCACCTACACGACAATCATTGATGTTTTTAGGAGGATTTGCCATATCTTATTTAACCAATTGTAAACGGCATAAAGAAGTTGTCAGGTCCATTTTGACCCACTTCCATATCTCTTACTTGTCTTAAACAATCTTCTTGAATCTGTTGAGCCTGAGATATCAAACTGTCAGCATTTAACTGCAAACCACCCCCTGGACCAGCAAGAGATGTAAATTTACCGCGGATGTGAGCAAGAATTAATAGGGCTTCAGATTCTGCCCAAGCTTGAATCCATTGTTGTGCCCAACGATCAACCAACAGCTCTTGTTCAGTCTTTTCACAAGACGTTTCAATTAAGACTCTTTCTGGAGCTGACATCTTCTTATAGATTCGCAGCTCTCTTGATGCTTCACGCCAATTAAATCCAATCTCACCTGCAAAGATCTGTGAGTACATTTCAGACATTGAGTTCACTAAATGAATTGCTACCAAGTCATATCCTACCCCTGGAGCATAAAACTGATTCAAGAACTGTTGTGCATAGACATTATCAGGTGAGAAATTAACTAAACCTAACAAGTTCAATCGATGAATTTTTAACACGTCAACAATCTTATCTGTCCCAGATACTGGATCATTAAGATAATAAGTGTCTTGAAATCGTTGTATCTGTACAAAGAAGTATTGTTTGAAATATGCAGAATCTACACGACGTCTAAGCTCTTGAAGAGCGTTATCAATTGCAACGTTAAAGTGATCTTCAATAAGTTCAACACAAACAACAGGATAACCCAACTGCTTCTTTAAAATGTCAATTAAGTTAGCTCTAGCTGAATAAGTGAGATCAGTGCCGACATCTTGTTTCTGGTATGTTGGGACACCTTGATCTGATTCAACTGATTTCCAAGATCCACCATCCCATCCCTTTAAAACTTTTTGTGTTGTATTGTAGAAAAAGTCACCAAACTTTGGATAACCAGTAGGTAAACCTAAGAAAGGAGGTGCTGGGTCAAATGATCCAGTTATCACATTATTTGGGGACGTTGTTCCCCAAGTACTGCCATCCCAAATGAATACTAGTTTTTGTATATCGTCAAAATAAACTTGTCCCAACGTAGGATTTTGAGGTGGTCCATAAGACTTTAAAATATCTCCAGCGAACACAGGAGATGACAATTCTTGTGGATAAGATCTAACACCGATCGTGTAATACGTATAAACATTTGAAACTATATGTGCAGAAAAGAAGTATGGAACATCATGGACAAGACCTGAAACGTTAGCAGATACTGTTGTCATATCTCCATACAGAGCAACTACAACTTGTCCTGCTCCGATCATATCAGCCGGAGCAGTTAAGTCACTCGATGCTTGATAACGAACTCCATCTGTAGGATAGTTTGATGGATTTATCTCTTTATAAGAGACAACAATCACAATCCCATCATACGTTTTGGCATTGTTTGGAATATTCCAAGTCAGAATTCCTGTTGTATCAGAAGTTCTGGTAAAATCAAGAGAAATTGCTTGACCTTCTACCCATAAAAAGTTTGAAGCATCAGGAACTCCACGTGGCATTATTAATCTCCTAAAATCTTTAATGTATTTATGTATGTAGAAATTCTTTATAAATATACAAAATTTAACTTAGGAATTTAATTATGAAACTTCTTCAAGAACTTCTCACTATCTCTGACAATAACAACTTTTTGTTTGAAATGGCTCTTTTAGAAGAGCTTGGAAATCTTAATTTAATTGACAAGCACCTTTTACAAGCATTCAAGAAAAAAGTCTACTTTAATACTAACAAATCAGAATTAGGTGATACTATCGGTAGAAATTCAAAGGTTGAAACTTTTATTGATAAAGATCAAAATAAAGCATTTGATCATCTTAATGACAAAGATAATGTAGCAATTGTCTTGAAGTTTAATGATGAACAAGTGCTTGCAGTGGTATCAAAGAATAAACTCACAAGCGCTGACACCAGATATGATGAAAAAAATTCTTATACCATGATTGCCAGCCCTAAGTTCTTTGATATTGTACCCACTGCTGACTATGAAAATAATTTCAGTAAAACAAAACGCGTAGGTGATAAAACTTACCAAGAAGTTGAGTGGGATTTTAAAGCTAGCAAGATCTTGTCAGGTACCGACACATCAATCATCGGAAAGATCAAGAAAGTAATGAAAGCTCTATACACTGTAGCAAAGGGTACTGAAGGTGCAACTCTTACTACAATGGTAATCACAAGGGATTCTGACAGAACAGCTAAAACTATTTCACGTTCTAAAGCACGTGAAGGTTCAATTCCTCTACCTACAGGAAATAGAATCGCGATAGGTCCAAACAAATACTCATCTTATGAAGCTCTTGCTCAACGTCACTTTAAATCATTAGGATATGAGCTTAGAAGTAAACTTGATTCATTTAAAGCAAGCAAAGCTAAATCATTTGATAATTCAAATGATCTATTAACAGCATTGATCAATGAAGGTTACTTTGAAAAGGTAAAGTTCATGGGCTTTACTTATAAATTCTACCAAGACCGTGTAAGCTTTAGAGATTTAACAGACAAAGCAAAGGGTAAGGATGATAATTATAGCTCAACTTACATTGAATATCAAATTGATGAAAGCTCAGCAGAATATAAGAATCTAGAAGACGAGTTGCTTAAATATAGATCTTTAAGATCAAAAGAAGAAGTTGACCAAACGACTGAAGAATACTATGCTAAGAGAAAAGAATTAGTACCACCAAGAGGATTCAAGGTTATCTTGAAACTTGATGGAGGTAAAATTGTTCCAGAAAAGATCTTAATCGGAAAAGAACAAGCTTGGATGTACTAAAAGCTTTGAATTAGAAAAAGCCGGGAAATTTCCCGGCTTTTTTAACTTCTGTTATCTAACCATGACGTTTCCACTATTACAATTCTGTTCGTGACATCGCATTCTCTATGGATTCCAATGCCTCTTGTATTGAAAGGAAATTACGGCGAAGTTCATTGAACAATGAAGGATATTCTGTCATGAGTTCATCTGCTCTAACTTGTTGGGTTTCACCGACCATAACAGGTTGAAGCTTAACATTTACTTGATGTGCGAGTAACAGTGCTTGATTCGCCAATTTCTCTGAGAAGTTTACTATCTCTATAGAGATAGGCTGACGTGTAAGTTTATCTGAGAATTCTGTTATCTCTATAGGCTGACATGTAGGTTTAAGCGTTTGATTCATGTGATGTTCTCCTTTTAGTTAAATGATCAGCCAAGTACATTGCTGTTGGTGTTGAACCAAATGTATTCTTACCCATTACCAGTCTCCAATTCTTTCTTT